TCTCCTCTATTCGAGTTGTTTGCAGCCTTCTTTACATCATCAAAGAGTTCGATCATTTGAAAATGACACTCTCCATTGATAATTCTTTTAAATTTTGTCATACTTATTTAGTTTTTTCAACTTCTTTTTTGATTAAAAAATCTATATACTGTTTAGCTTTTTTAAGATCTTCAATACCATTCTTTCTTTTATATCTAGAAATATATTTAATTACATTGCCTTCACAAAAATCAAAATTATTTTGAATTATAAAATCAATAGGTTCAATCTTATTTGCTATATAGTGTTCTGGTTCTTTTATATTGTCTGTCATATTAAATCCTTTTTTAAGCAAGGTGGGGAAAACGGAAAGGGAAAAAAAACCCCACCCTGCTAGATACCCTTTAGCCTAAGTTAAAAGGTATATTCGTTATTACCACCATCATTAGCTTTTGCAAAGCTATTATTCGCAGGTTTACCTGCTCCACTTGGTGTTAAAATTACTGTCAACTCACCTTCCTTGACATTGCCGTCTTGATCTTTAGACGGAAAGGCAGCCTGGTTATACCACTTACCATTTATGTTTACACCAATAGTCCAGTTCTTATCTGGGTGCTTCATATTTTTTGGACCCACATAGACAGGAAGTTTATCTGTTGGAGACTTCCAATCTTTATTCTTGGTTAGGTTGATGTATATCTTGTCGGATTGATTATCCATGTTTACTCCTTAGTTATATAAACAACAATTAGTTATCTAAAAATTGTTGTTTATTATTTGTTAGTTTGACTTCATGCGCAGCAGAACGATCTCTGATCTGTTCGTATGCTTTGAAGTTATTAGTTTTAAGATGACCAACAACTGATCTAACTTGGCTCTTAACTACTGATAATTGTTTAGTAGTTTTAGTTTGTTCGATCCTTTTGATGATCTCTTCTACATCCACTTCATCATCCATGTATGTAGGTTCTGAAGATTGCTCTACAGAATTTTGTTGAAATGGTTTAGCATTGTAACCATCTTCTAAATCCATTCCTGTCTTTAAGTTTAGCGCATTCAAGAACGCATACTTTCTACTGTATGACATTGCTTGACCTGTTCCGTACTTATCTAATCCACCCATAGCAGTACATCCATCGATCACAATAAAACTTTTTGGATCATCGATGTCAGTTATTCTCATAGTGCAAGTAACAACTACATATCTATCTGTAATGTCTGTTACATAATTGCAGGTTGGATATAAACCATTTTCTAAAAAAGCTGCCATTGCCACTCTTTGCACATCATCATGCAATAGTGGACTAAAAGGTGCGCCATTCTTATTTCCTTTTTTTACACCACTTGCTTTATTACAAGCATTGTAAAGTTTCTTGTGTATATTACTCATATTGTTTCCCTTCATTTGATATACGTTTGTTTCACTACTCATATTTTATTCCCCATAGTTTGGTTATTAATTGTTTTTGTTCATCTGCTAAATCTTTGTAGTAAAAGAAATGATTAAGATCCGGTGGCTCCATCATCAAAGCTAACTTCTCAATGTTGCCTTCACAAAACATAATCATCTTCTCCCACAACAAAATCTTATCAATCATTTTGTTATAAAGATATTGCAAATGGTCTGCCTTCATTAACTCATGGCTTTTATCAAAAATGACATAATCTTTATCATTAACATATACCAAGTAAGGTATCTTCTTTGTTGCCATGTAGTAGAACGAAGTTTGTGTAAGGTTTTCTATTGTTGGTTCACTAGGTAATTCTTGAGTGATCATGTTCCACTCTTCTTTACCTTTAACCTTCCTTAAATTAGGTGGTTTAGTTTTTAATTCTATAAATTTTGTTTTAGTCTCATAATCAATACGACCAATGACAGGCTTAATCATATCAAATTCTTTTAGTTCAACATATCTTTCGCAAACTAATTTATCTTTTTCAACAATCTGCTGCACAACTTTTTTTGTAATTGGAATACAATCTTCTGCAAACTTAATCATCGCTTCTCTGCCATACTTATCTTTTGCGTCAACCGGTGGGTTTGCATTTATGTTTTCTTTTTCTTGATCGAAACAAACTTTATAATCTCGATCCCATTCTGTCTCTTTGATTGTCTTTGATTTATAAATTACATCTGCAATTTGTTTCTGGACCACATTGTTTACTAGGTTACCAAAATTTGCTTTGTATCTAAATGGAAACTTCCTTCTAACTTCTTGAGGGAAACTGTAACCAATAATATTTTTTGAAAAAGGTGTACTAGTAGATGAGTAAGACCAATGATCCAATCCTTCTCCACCATTAAATATTGAAAATGCTTTTTCTATTTTTTTGTTTTCCATTTTTTGTTAGGTATTACAGGCATTTATAGTAGTTGTCAACGGATGATTATATTTATATAACGGAATGAAAATGATCAAAAAAAAACTACCTTACAAGAAAGTTCGTATTATTTGGGTTGATATATGCAGCTCAAGTCAATGGTACGATGATCTGGCAGATGTTGATAAATTTAGCTATACCTGGTGCGAGGATATAGGATACCTATATTATAAAGATTCTAAAGTAGTAAAAATATTTACCTCATTTTTTTATGATGAAGATAAACTATCTGTTGGAAATATAACTGCTTATCCTAGATCAGTAGTTAAAAAAATAATATATGAAAAATGACATATTCTGGAATTTTTGACGAAACTGATTGTAAAAAAGAATTAGAACGAGCCAAGAAATTTATAAAAAAACAAGAAAATATAATTTTTGCGCTTGAAAAAGAGATTGAAGAGAAAGAAAACGAAATAAGGATATTAAAAAAATAATGGCTAGAGATGTATATGCTTTTAGTAATGGATTATATTCAGATTTTCATCGAAAATATGACGGAATTGCTTATATTGATGTTGATTCTGTCGAGTGCTGCGCTTATTGTTATGAACCTTTAGCTATAATTGAGACGTGCTATGACAAAGGTCAGAAATTTAAAGCTACAACCCTGTCAAAGATCATCGCTAGTCGCTTAAATATACCTTGTTTTTTAGTTTTCTATAAGGAACTGGACCAGACAAGCCTAATCTTTAGGATTAAGCGTATAACAGGCTCTAAGACAGAGTTTAAGATAATGAATGAGGACCAATGGGTTAAAATCTTGAGATCCTTGCATGACCACCATAAATTAAATTGTAAATCTAAAAAAAGAAAGGATAAATAATGAACGTAAGTAGAGGATTTTTGCACATAACCTATAAATTATATCATCATATGGATATATTGGATGGGGTTAAGAAGTCTTATTGTTTAAATGTTTTCTTGTCTGTAATGAAATATGCCTGGAAAAAAAATGGATATAAGGCAGGCTTGAGACATGAAACAATCCATAAAGATACAGGTCTTTGCCGGACCACTATCAAAGAATGCCTGGAAACTTTAAATAAATTAAATATTGTTAAATCTATAAGAGGTAGATCTGGTAAAACTTATGTAGTAAATGAGGTATTTTTGCGAGCCGAGAAACTTTACGAGCCAACCCAGATAGCCGTGTCACCGACACGAGATAGCCGTAATACGACTACATTAAAAGAAACAATATCCATTGATCTATCTGATAATAATATAGGTAAAATAGTTAAGAGTTTTGCAGGGGATACTTCGAAGATATTAGATGAATTATCCAAGCTACCCCTGGATGAACTAAAACAAGAAACTGTAAATGTTTATTTATGTAAGCAAGCCATTCAACTGAAAGAAGACAAGGAACGAGAAAGCAAAGCGACTTATGTTAATTCTGATAAAATATTGAGCGCATTGTCCAGAATAAAGAAACAAGCTAACCCAAGATACAGAGAAAAAGTTGAATACAATAAACGTAATGGGATCAAACCATGGGAAAATAAGTAATGCCTGGAAGAGCGCAGCAGAAAGTTTTTTGTCAAGGTTTTACTAGAGCTGGATTAAGACAAGGTAAGAAAATACCTTGTAGAATGAAAGGGTATCCATTATCTGGTGGTAAGTTATTTAAATGTAAATTTCATGGCTATCAGAATTTTGATAAATTTAATAAAGCTAACTATACAGATGAGACAAGAATAAGACAATTATCCAAACTACTACAATTTAGGAACTATACAGATGAACAAATCAAAGAATACTATTACACAAAAACCAAACCAAGAATTGATAACAAAGGAAAATCTATCTACCATAGAAGAAAAATTGGTAAGAGGGTTAACCCTTACAGAGATACTAGAGGAAAAGCAGTATCCGTTCAGTTTGATGAAGTTTTATCATTACTTAAAAAAAAATCCAGAAGCAGAGCATAAGATAACTGAAGCAAGAAAATTAGGTATCCAAACTCTAATAGACAAACTGTTGCAAGTTTTTAGCTATCAAGAAATTGAATCTCCACAAGAAATATTATTTATCCGTGAGAAAACAAAGTTTATCCAATGGATTGCCGGCAAGGTATCCGATTTATATAGTGATAATAAACCTATTAAACAAAATATTGATACTAAAATGACTATATCCTGGGAAGATAACAACGATGATTTGATTGATGTATCCGGGGATATAACTGATATACCCCCAGATAATAAAGATTAATTATAATTTTTTAGCAATGTATTGAAATTTAGGATCATGATTTGCGTTCCCATATTCAACACGTTTTTGAAATAAAGTAACAATTTTACTTTCATAAGCACGCATAAATAAATTTGCTATATCCCTTTTGGAATAGTCATAAAATCTATCTTTTGCTAAATAACCCTCATGATAAGTTATTGCTTCTCCACTCTTAGCCATTTGTAGCCACGCTTCGTATTTGCTTAGTGTCATTTTTATTTTCCTTATTGTTTAGTTGTTTGTTTTTATAGTGAGTGTAAATAATTCCTTTAGCACTCAAAATATTTATTAGAGTTTGTTTTTTTAACTCTTCTAAATTATGTTTAATCATTAATAGTTTGGATTAAGATAGGGTATATCTTCCTCAATTAATTCTATACTGCACCTTAAACTTTCCAAATGTTTTTGATATATTTCATTGTCTTCATTATCAAAAATTTGATCTCTTTTTCTGTCAATCAATTCATGTAATACTTCAACAGATTTTTTGTATTCATCTTGTTTTATTTTATAGTCTTGCATATTATTATTTCCTTTCTATTTTGTTTGCATAAACTTTTATTAACTTAAACCATTTATCTTTATAAAGTTTTTTAAACTCTAAGTTTTCTGCTTTGTTATAAGCATTTGCTAAGTTATCTAATTGTTTTCTGCCGTCTATAAACAACTCATGTTTTCTTTGTCGATCACTCATTTTTCTTTCATGATTTCTTGCTTTGTTTATTTCTTGTACTATTCTTATTTCATCTATTGTTTGATCTGGCATTAAGCAACCCCCAATTCCTTTAATTTATTAGCTTGATTTTTTGTAATTTCAGTTTCTGAATAAACCTCTATTGCATTCATTTCAAAATCATCCCAAA